GCATTTAACTGCGGGCAACAGAACATTGGTCTTCAGACCTTTGCCGATGTCGTTGCCCAGACCCCAACCGAATACGCGCTTATGATGCAAGAAGCCCAAGTGAAGGAAGACGCCAATGCCCGAAGAAGCACAATCCCAGAGCCCAGCTCCAGCGCCAACTTCGACCTCGACACCTCCGGCTTCGTCCACGACGACTCAACCGTCCCAGACGACGACGCCCCAACCGTCAACTGAGCAATCGCTGCTCAACCAGAATGCGCCGAAGCCGGCGCAGGTGGTCGCTGGCGCCCCAGAGAAGTACGAAGTCTTCAAAATGCCAGATGGCTACGAACTCGACACCGCCAGGGGCGAGGCCGCCATGAAGGTCTTCAAAGACCTCAACCTCTCCCAAGAAGGCGCACAGCGCCTCATGGACCTCTACGCTGAGACTAACCGCGAGGCCCTCGAGGCCCCCTACAACATGTGGGCCGACCTCCAAGCCAAGTGGGTTGAGGAGACTAAAGCCGAATTCGGCTCGGCCATCGAACCTGGTGGTAAGACCATCACCTCCATCGGCCGGCTCATCGATAGCTTCCCACCCAAGATGGCGTCCGAGTTCCGCGAGGCCATGGATCTCACAGGTGTGGGCTCGCACCCCGCCTTCATCCGCGCATTCGCCAACATAGCTGAACGGCTGAGTGAGGGCACGCCAGTAGCGGGCAGAGGCCCGTCGCCGTTGGGCCAGAAGGCCCCAGATGCAGCCCCAAAGTCTTTGGCCCAGATCATGTATCCCAAGAACCCGTCGGTGAACGACGAACGCTAATCCCGTACCACCTCGGACGAGGTAGAACCGCAAAGCGCAGAGGAACGAGGATGACCCCGCAACCCTAGTAAGGATCAACCCCCATGGCTGTTATCGGCTCAGTTGCACTCACGTACGCTGACTGGGCGAAGCGGCTCGAAGACGGCTACCGCGTTGCGGCCATCATCGAGCTACTCTCCCAAACCAACGAGATCCTCGATGACATGATGGTCGTCGAAGGCAATCTCCCGACCGGGCACAAGACCACAGTCCGCACTGGCCTACCGCAGGCCAGCTGGCGCCTCCTGAACCAAGGCGTCCCGAACGCCAAGTCGACCACCGCCCAGATCGTCGACACTTGCGGCAACCTCGAAGTCTACTCGGTCATCGACAAGGACATCGCCGACCTCAACGGCAACACCGCTGAGTTCCGGCTCTCTGAGTCCCGTGCCTTCCTCGAGGGCATGTCTCAACAGGTCGCCACAACCCTAATCTATGGCAACCAGTTCACCAATCCGGAGCGCTTTACTGGCTTCGCGCCGCGCTACTCGACGATCAATACCGCTAACTCCCAGACCGCCTTCAACGTCCTCTCCGGTGGCGGTTCCGCTAACCAGAACACCACCATCTGGATCGTGGTCTGGGGCTCAGATACCACCCATGCCATCTTCCCCAAGGGCAAGCTTACCGGCTTGCAGTCTAGGGATATGGGCGAGTGGCCAGTGACCGACTCCGCTGGCAACACCTACCAAGCCTACCGCGAGCACTTCAAATGGGAGATCGGCTTGGCCCAGCGCGACTGGCGCTATGCCACCCGTATCGCCAACATCGACGTCACCCAACTCACCGGCGTTAGCGCTGCTAACCTCATCAATCTGCTGGTCCGCGGACTATATCGCTTACCTACCCAACCCGTTTCTGCCGGCACCATCCAAACCTCTGATACCCCAGCAGTCCGCGCCGATATGGGCCGCACCGTCATCTACTGTAACCGTGTCGTCCGCACCTACCTCGACCTTCAAGCAATGAACAAGACCAACGTCTTGCTCCGTATTGAGGAGTTCGATGGCAAGCCCATCACCACCTTCCGTGGCATCCCGGTCCGTACCGTCGACGCCATCCTCAACAATGAAACCAACGTGACCTAAGGAGCATCCTATGATCCTCGATGGACTTCTCCAATTCACCAGCTCAACTGGCGGCGGCACCGGCAATGGCGACTCCCCAACCGCAATCGGCAGCACCGCCTCAACCAACCAACTCGACCTCCACCTCGCCACCGGCTCCGGTATCCCTGTTCTTGCCTCTGGTCAGGGCGCTCGAGACATTGGCATCGGTGACGACCCGGCCCTGAAGCTGCTCGTCCTCGTGACCGCAGCCTTCACTACCGGCGCCGGCGGCACCCTCTCGGTCCAGCTCCAAGGCTCCCCCGACAACGGCTCTGGTGCCCCACTGGGCTTCGTGACCTACTACCAAACCCCAGTCTACGCCGTCGCCACCCTCGTCGCCGGCGCCCGCCTGATGGATATGGACGTACCCCGCCCACCCGCCGGTGTAGCCGAACCCCGGTTCCTCCAGCTCAACTACGTCATCGCCACTGGTGTGATGACTGGCGGTACCCTCAAAGCCTGGATCGTCCTCGATCGCAACGACCTATTCTACAACTCCACGATCAACTCGATCCATGGTGGCTATCTCCCCGGCGTCACTGTCGCCAACTAAGGAGGGCCTCATGAAGAAGCTACTCCTTGTCAGCACGCTTATAGCGTTCTTAGCTGGGGCGGCTGGCTACGTCTTCGGCCAAGCCATCACGTCCCGTACCCTCACCGGTAACGAGTCGTGGTCGGTCTCGATCGGCGGCCCTGGTGGCTCATCCATCTTTACCACCATCGCACAGGCCCGCAACGCTCAGGGTGTGACCACCACCGCTACCACCACCGGCACCCTAGTCCTGACCACCGCCACCGCAACCCTGATCTCGACCGCGGCCGCTGGTGGTGCAATGGTAGTCGACCTCCCGCCGTCTCCCTTCGATGGTGAGATCTTCGAGTGGGTCAACGGCACCGGCAGCCCCTTCACTACCGGCAACACCGTCGCCACGACCGACGGCTCGACCATCCAAGGCTCGAACGCAACTCTTGCCTTGGCTGCGGCAACCTCGATCGAGTTCCGCTATTCCATCGGCACCAACACTTGGTACAAGCTGAGGTAACCCCATGCGCAAGTGGACTAGGTACATTACCTCCCCTGCCCTACTTGCGCTACTGTGTTGGGTGGTCCTACCCGATCGCCCAACACAGGCCCAAGTAGGCCCATCGAACCAGATCCTGTGCAACAAGCTAGCCTCTGCCACGCTGACCGGCACCGGCTCTACCGTTACCACCTCTCTCCTCGCTGGCGCAGCTGGTCAGACTACCGTCATCTGCGGCTGGCATGTCACCGAGTCCGGTAGCACCGCTGGGACCTTCCAGCTGATCTCCGGCACCCAAGGCGGACCTTGCGGTACCCCGACCGTTCTCACCCCAGGCTTCTCCGTCTCCTCCACCGCGCCCGCGACCGACCATGTCGACTACGCCTCCCTGAGCCTCCCAATGGGCTCCCAACTCTGCGTGGTCACCACTGGCGCCGCAACTTCCACCCTCCAGATCGGCATATGGGCCGCACAGTTCCCATAGGAGCTACCCATGCACGACATCATAGAGAACTGCATCAAGGCCTTACAGGCCGCACTAGCTAACTCTGACAAGCTCGATGGGGTCTCGGCTAAGCTCACGGAGACCGAGGCCAAGCTCGCCACGGTCGCTAAGGCCCTAGCTGACGACACGGCCAAGGTAGCCGACGCCCAGAACCAGCTAACTGCGGCGCAGAAGCACGCCACGGCGCAGCACGACTCTGAGATCTTCGATAAGGACCAACAGATCAAGCAGCTATCGGGACTGATCGAGTCAGCCAAGGCCGACCTAGCGGGCTACCTCGCCAAGGTCAAAGCCTCCAAACAGCAACACGAGGAGATCGAGGCCTCCCTTGAGAACCTGAGGAAGAAGTTTGCCTGAAGCAGCACGCGACGAAACCCCTTGGGGATACTTCTACGTCCCCATCGAGACCTCTGCCACAATGACCCTTGTCATCGGGACCCCAGGGCGTCAGATCGTCGTGCTCGATTGTTGGTTTGTCTGTTCCGCTAACGTTAACGTCAAGTTCCAAACCTCAACCGGCCTAGTGGATCTCACCGGCTATGCCTATTGTATCCAGAACGGCGGCGTTGTCCTCCCTTTCTCAGCTGGGGGTTGGTTCGCCACAGCCCCAGGGGACTCGCTTATCATCAACCTCGCCGGTGGGGTTCCCATCGGCGGTAGCCTCACTTACACACTGGTGTAACTATGCCAAAGCAAATGGGTGAAATCATCGTTGACCACCGCGCCTCGCCGGGCCTCCCGGAGGATGTGGCCCTTTGGGCCGGCTACGATCCCGCCCAGTGCGGCGAGGGCAAGGTTTTCGTGCAGGACACACTGCACTGCTCGCACTGCAACTGCATCGTGGTCAAGAACAACCGCCGGACGCGGGATCGCGCACTGTGCTTCGACTGCGACAATAAGACCGGGCATTACATCTGCGATAGCTGCGATTACATCCGCAACCAGCCCGGGTATGTCCACACCCCATTCCGCAAGTACATTGACGACTACCTGCATGTCGCAGGCAATCCCTGTCTCACCGGCGTTCTTCCTCCGACCCTCCCTCACGATCTGCTCAAACCTAAGGAGCCATAGATGTCTAAGCGCATATTCCAAGTTTCGTCGTTCACCCCGGCTCAGCAGGCTGATGGTGTCCTTGCCGTCGGCTCCTACGCCGCTATCAAGCCAGGCTCAGCAACCGATATCATGAAGATCGGCAAGATGCTGTTGCAGGGCCAAGCCTCGACCTCGGCCGTGACCGCGACCATGCTGGCGCGATCCTCGACCCTCGGGATTACCCCAACCGCACTCGGCTTGCCGAACTCTGACGCCCCGGTCAACATCGCCGCTGTCACCGTGACCACCGCCCCAACGCCATTCGTGGCCGCCGGCACCAATCCGAACCGCTCGCCTGCCGTCACGATCGCCCGCCTCAATCTCTCGTTCAACGCGTTTGGCGGTATCATCCAGTGGCAAACCAACCCCGGTTCGGAAGAGGAATGGGTCGCCGTAGGCAACGCCACCACCTCCAACTCCGAGACTGTGCTGTCATCGCAAAACATCGGCACGGCCGGACTGATCGGCGCAGATTGGTTCTACGAAGTGCTGTAAACCATGGCTCAAGCATTTCTCAACCGCTGCATATGGACCGCGGTTGGCAGCGGCACGGGTAGCTTTGTCGTCAGCGCGGCGGCGCAGAACGGCTATACCCCAGCAGGCTGCCTCGATCCCGTCGTCGTCAACGGCGCCACCTATCACTATTTCGCCTTCCAGGGTACCGATCACGAGGAAGGCGATGGCGTCTATACGACCTCGACCTCGACCCTAACCCGCGCCGTCATCCGAAACTCCTCCAACGGCGCCGCTGTCGTCAACTTTGCCTCACCCCCGACCGTCATCATGGGCGGGCCGACCTCGCTCGATATGCCCATTATCGGCAATCCGATCGGCGGCGGCGCAGCCAACGGCCTAGTCTACGCCGATGCTTCCGGCAATTGGGGAGAGGACGCCACTAATCTCTTCTGGGTCGATTCGACGCAGATAATGACTGTGTTCGGCAGCTTCAGGGTCGGCACCGTTAGCACGGTGTCGTTTAGCACCGCGGGCTTCCTTGCAGAGTTCGTTAGCCCAAACGCCACCGCTCCGATCATGTATTGGGCGCAGAACGGCGTCGCCGGCTGGCGCCTCGGAATGAGGGCCAGCGAAGCGGCATTCCTGTTCGATGACAGTTCCGATGCTCTGACCGGTCCCGGCGGCGGCATTAGGGGTACCAATGCGTTTGCCACGGGCTACGGCTTCGGGCTCCCAAGCGGCGGGCAAGTCATCTGGGTAGCGAGCGCCGATCCCAACGGGACGGCCGATGCCGGCATCGGCAGATCAGCCGCCAAGGTTGTAGAGTTTACTGATGGCACGACCGGCAATACCAACGGCTGGATGCAGTGGCAGGGCGAGGCCCGGGTTACCGCTGACGTAGCCTTCACCTCGACCACCACGCTTGCCAACATCACCGGCCTGACTGTCAACGTGGCGGCCGGCCGCACCTATTCATTCCAGGTGGAGATTTCATGGACAGATGCAGCAGCCGGCGGCATCCAACTCGCCATGTCCGGTACCGCCACCGCAACCAATATCATCTATGACGGCTGGATTGTTGACAGTGCGGCCAATGGCATCAAGGGCAATGCGCAGGCGACCGCGTTAGGCACTGCCGTTGCCAATGCAGCAACAACAGGCACCGCGGGCCATGCCAGCATTTTTGGCACCATCACCGTTAATGCGGCTGGTACGTTGACCGTCCAGGCCGCACAATCGGTTTCCAACGGCACCGCCACCACAATCAAGCGCGGCAGCAGAATGATCGTTTTCGATATGCCATAAGGAGCGCCAATGGGCACCATCACGATATCGGCCAGCACGACGCCCTTCACGGGATCAAAAATCTACAACATCACCGACGCCGACATGACCAACCTGCTCAATTGGGCAATCTCCTACTTTGCAACGGGAGGGCCGCCGCTGACTAATGCGCAGGCGGCGCTGGCCTGGACGCAATGGGTGATTAACCAGACTACCGAGTATGAACACACGTACCGCTCGGGCAATGCCTCAAACAATGCCGTAGCTAACACGCCGCCGATGGCGATCACCTGATGTTCGACATCGGCACATTCGACTTCGCGACTTTCGACGCCCTGACCACGATGGGGCCGGCACCAGGGCTTCCACTGATGGGGCAAATCTGGTTGGCATAGGAGAGCAACATGGCCGACGGTCTATTCTATGTCGATACCCGCTCGCCTTACATCGTCACCGATCCGGCATCGGTCACGCTTGCAGCAACCGATCTACCGCTGATCCCGGTCGGTAGCCTCCCGGTGTTGGGTTCGAACTACTTCGGTTATGTCGGCAAGGCTGTTCGCTGCACGCTGTATGGCCGAATCACCACGGCGGTCACACCTGGCAATGGCACGTTCGATATCTATTGGGGCAACGGCACCGCAGCAAACGGCACAATCATCCTCTCATCCGCAGCCTTCGCCCTGACCGCCTCGCAAACAAACATCACCTGGGAATTGCAGTTCATTATCCGGTGCCGCGCAATCGGCACCGCCGGCTCGGTGATGTCGGTTGGAATGGCGAACTTCAACCCCGCTGTGGTGGCCTCAACCCTACAGACCATCATGCTTCCGGCCACCGCCCCAGCAGCAGTTACCATCGACACCACGCTCGCCAACGTCATCAGTCCGCAGTTCAAGCGCAGCGGCTCGACCGCAGAGACGATGCAGGTTCATGAGTTCCTGTTTGAGGCTCTAAACTAGTATGGCAAAGCTACCAATATACAGAAAGCCCGTCACGCGTGGGCCATTTATGCTGCGGAGCACCTTGGTGCCTGCGGTTATGGTCGCTACTATTGTTGCTGAGCCTCGCGCGCCGGTCCTGGGTCCACCCAAGCAGCCGATCGTCTCGCAGCCTCACGTGCCGATGGGCTCGCCGTTCCCGTTGCTACAGCCGGCGCCCATAGTCGTAACCGAACCACGCGCGCCCGTGCTAGGAGGCCCCAGGCAGCCGCAGCCTTCCGTTCCGTTCCTCCAGTCCTCGCCGCTGACCCTAACCTCGCCGCCGGTCCAGAACCCATTCATCCCGGTCGACTTCTCCAAGCCATTCAACGTAGTGGCCTCGCCGCCGCCTATCATCCAACTAGCCTACAGCAACTTCTATCCCAACCCGATCCCGTTCGGCCCCTATGACTATAATATCTCCCATGGTGTGATAGCCACACCAGCCCGCGAGCCGCCGAATTGGTCTCTCAATATCAACCTCTTCACCAATCCTGTCCCCTTTGGGCCTTATGACTATAACAAGCCGGCAAAGCCACCACCGGCGAAAGAGCAGCCGAACTGGTCGCTCAACATAAACCTGTTCCGCAATCCAATCCCGTTCGGCCCATTCGACTGGAACAAGCCGGCCCAGCCGTATCCATCGAAGCAGTTCGATCAACAGCCCAACTACCCGAACTTCTATCCGAACCCGGTCCCCTTCGGCCCGTTCGATTGGAACAAACCGCAGCAACCACCTCCGGCTCGAGAGCCTCCGGTCTGGTCAGTCAACACCAACCTTTATACCAACCCAGTCCCCTTCGGTCCCTTTGACTGGTCTAAGCCGTTCGCTGTTCCGGGCCTACCGCCGCAGGCCCTGCCATACAACATCGTCCTGGCCACAATCATTCCAGCGCCGCCGTTCTTTAATCCCGACTTCTCCAAGCCCTACTTCCTCAAGTCGCTGCCGGGCTTCGTGCAGGCAGCGTATGGTAATTTCTATCCCAATCCGGTTCCATTCGGTCCCTTTGACTGGTCTCGGCCATCAGTGGTACGCGCAGCGCCGCAGCTCCCGGCACCACCGTACAACATTCTGATCTACTCCGTCCCATTCGCCCCGATTGACTTCTCGATCTCGAGGCCGCTACGAGGCGCACCCGACCAGATCTACCCGAACCTCACCCTCACCGCGATCGCTCCGACCGCAGCGCCGTTCGTTCCATTCGATTGGTCCAGACCATTCTTCCCGCAGACCAGAGTCGATCAGACCCAGCAGACCAATATCAATATCTTCACTAATCCAGTTCCATTTGGGCCTTATGACTACAACCGAGTCCAGCCACCGGCTCGGGCTAAGGACCAGCCTAATTGGTCTATCAACATCAATCTTATCACCAACCCAGTTCCATTTGGACCTTATGACTATAACCGTGCTGTAACCGTCCCTGCTGCAACTCCGGCGCACCCACAACCGTACAATACCCAGCTTTACACCAATCCGGTTCCGTTCGCGCTCTACGATTGGTCCCGTTCGGTCACTCTGGCTTCTGTGCCGCAGGCCCCGCTGCCAGTTAGCATCGCACTAACCACCATAGCCGCCCCGGTCCCATTCGCTCAGACCGATTGGTCCGCCCGTCCGTACTTCCCGAGGGTCCCCTTCGATGCCTCCCGATCCCTCGATCTCGAACTCTACACCAACCCCATTCCCTTCGCCCAACACGATTGGTCCGCACGTCCTGGAATGTTCCCACCTCGAGCCCCAGACCAGATCTACCCGAACCTTCCACTCCGCCCGACCGTCGTCACCGTCACCATCATCCAACGCACTCTAACAGGAGTAGGACTCTAATGGCCAGATGGAGAGTAAATGCCAAGCACTACGTAATGGCTGAGCAATACGGCGAGCCCACCGAATGGGTCCGAGAGGAAGTCAACCGAGACACCGGCCGGGCCTTCCGCAAGAACTACAAGGTCCCGTTGTTGGTCGACCCAGAGGACCCACTCTGCAACAACCGCGAGGGCATGTGTGTCCTAGCTACCAAGGGCTCGGAGAAGCCTGGGGACATTGTGTTCCTTCCTCCGAACACCCCAACCCCAGACATGGAGCCTCTCGACGATGAGGCCGAGGCTATTACCGCCGAGTGGCGGCCCAAGTGGGTCAATCCAATCGATGGTCTCCCGCTGACCGCTGGTGAGGAAGTCGGCCAGCAGATCCTCCGTGCCCTCGAGGCCAAGATCAACGAGATTGGTCGGTCCCAAGCCCCAGTGACCCTCAGTGGCGCATCCGGTAGCGAGATCGAGGAACTCAAGAAACTGATCGCCGCCCAACAGGCCCAGATCAACCAGCTCATCCAGCCCAAGCCGGACGACGTGGCCCTCGAGGATATCGACATCGACGCTCCAAAGGCACCACCGGTCCGCTATGGTCGAAGGGTCTGACCCATGCCCTCACAGACTGACCTCGACCAAGGTGGGACCATCCGCCAGTGGAACAAGTCCTACCTTGGCCCATCGGTGGGATGGATCAGTGCGCCGCTACAGAACATCCTACCCGTCACCGCCGCTGGCACCTATATCCTCGACACCTCTACCTCGCTGGTCGAGGTCAACGTAGCCGGGCCGGTGACAATCATCCTTCCGCCAGCCTCTAACCCGGCCGTAGGTCCGCAAGCCCAGCCAGGTCTGTTTGCTGATAACCCGATTATCATCGTCGACATCGGCGGCAATGCCTCGACCCATCCCATCACCATCCAGCGCAACAATGCTGGCGAGTCGATCATGGGGCAGGCCTCAGTCACCCTTGCGTTCGACTATGGTGGCTATATTCTCCAGCCTATCCCAAGCCAGCCCGTATGGGACAGTATCCCACTAGGCCTGTCCGGAGTCGGTGCTGCCTCTGCGCCAACCTACTACATCAGCGCTGCTGGGTCCGACTCCAACAAGGGCACGTCTCCAACCGCACCATGGCAGACTATCTCTAAGGTCAACTCTATCACCCCAGCCCCAGGCACCACCTTCCTCTTCCGTGGTGGTGATACCTTCACTGGCGCTCTCGTCGTGGCCGCAGGTGGCCAACTCAATCAGCCTATCACCTACGCCTCATATGGTGACATTCCTGCGACCATCAACTCAGGCAATGCCTCCGGAGTTACCGGCACCGATGTCGGCAACATCATCATCAACCGCCTGAATTTCAACGGCAGCGGCATCGGCACCAATACCGCGCACGCCATCAATTTCCAATGCACGCATGCCAACAGCGGCTATACCATCACCAACTGCACCATCAGCAACTATGGCCTGAACGCCATAGCCATTGCCCCCACCGTCGTGGTCGTGCTCGACACCATCAACATTTCCAACAACACTATCCACGACTGCGGCTCCAATGGCATCGCCATGCAGGGGCCAAATCTGCTCTCGGCGGTGCAATTCGTCTATGCCAATGTCACGATTGCCAACAACCTGATCTACAACATCGACGGGCGAAACCCGGCCTCATCTGGTCTATTCCTCGGTGCCGGTATTGCCATCAACGAAACCGATGGCGGGCTTATCGCCAACAACACCATCCACGACTGCGGGGTCAATGCCGGATTTAACGGTAACCTCACGGCGCCCGGTATCGAGACAAGCAACCTCAACAATGTCATCATTCAGTTCAACGAAATCTACAACATCAAGGTGCAGGGCGCATCGAGCCATGATGCCGGCGGCATCGATATTGATTTTGGATGCAGCAACTGCACCGTGCAGTATAATTTCATCCACGATTGCTCGTCCTATGCCATCGGCCTCGGCTCGGCCAATACCAACTTCGGCGCCGGCTCGGTCGCTCTCAACAACACCAACACCGTTATAAGATACAATATCTTTCTTAATAACGGCACTTTCGTCATTCCCGCCAGTGCGGTATTGCCGGGCGGCATCTCGATTTTCGCCCTGAGTTCGATCGAGCAGATCACCGGCTTCAAGATCTACAACAACACCATCTCGGCGCAGAACTCCACCCTTCTAGGCAACCAGTACGCGCTGTTCGATGATAGTTTCGGCCCTAACGGGTATCAGCAGGGCGTGATCGCCAACAACATTTTCGTCGGTGATGCCAATACCATTTTGCTGCAATATCATTCGAACACCATCCGCTTTGTCGGCAACCAGTACGTCGCAGGCAGTGCGGTCAAGAAATTCGTCTATGGTGGCACAAACTATGCCACGATCTCGGCCTGGCAGACGGCATCGGGACAGGAAACCGTAGACGGCGGCTCTGTTCTCGTTACTGCGCTTGATCCGCTGTTCGTCGGCAACTATCCCCTGATGGCGTTGTTGCCAGCTCCAGGTGCCGGCGATATCGCTGGCCGCGCCGCCAATGCACAGATATCCCCGATGTCGCCGATCGCCCGGGCGGGCATAGACCTCACCCAGTTGACTCTCTATCAGACCACCGCAAACCCGCCGCAATATATCTCGCAGTTCAATCCCGGCACATTCGTCGGCTTCGATTGGGATTTCAAGACCGGCACCTATTTCGGCGGCGCGCTCGGCAATCTCTCCATTACCCGCGCGGCAACCACGGCAACCGATCTTGTCTATAGCGATCCGGCCGGCCGCGCCTTCAATAGCTTCGCCGCCAATACGCTGCGCATCACCGCCGGCCGCGGCCTTCTGGTTGAAGGTGCGCGCACTCAATTCCTGGCCAATCCGACCGCGCCGGTAACGCAGACCACGGCTGCGCTTGGTACCGGCGGATATGTTCTTTGGGTCAATGGTACCGGGTCCGCAACGGCAACTGCTGGCACTGCCACACTGAGCCCAGCCGCGCCGCAGCCTGCGGTGCAGGGCAAGCCGGTTTTCTTTCTTGTCACGGTAGCCGGCACTGTGGTGGTCACCGTCACCGGCACGCTCAATGCGTTCCAGCTCGAGAACGATCCGACCGGCGGCTCGGCTGTTCCAACCTCGTTGATCACGGCGCTAGGAACCCGCGATGCCGACGTGATCACCTCGACCACGGGAATAGGCACCTCGCTGATCAACTTCCTGCAGGGTGGCAATACGCCGAGCACGCAAGCCGTGATCTTCGTGTTCAGGCTAACGGGCTCGTTCGGTAACACTGCCTATACGGCCAACCTGCTCGGCGCCAATACCAACGTCTCCCTGCTTGCGGTCGAATATACGGCGAACACTCCGCAGTTTCCGCAATATGACTGCGTCATGAATGTTGGCGGCTCGACCCTGACACGGACGGCAAAAGCCAGTGTGTCGCAGCTCGTCCGGCAGGCGGTCGGGGCTCTCACCACCGCATCCGCTGGCCAGACCATTGTCGTTAACGGCGGCACC